CATCACTTAGATCATGTAAAGGTGTAAATTTTTTATCTTTAGTAAAACACGTTTTATATTTATGTTTACGTGTTAAACTTTCATTCCCTCTAACTCCTAGAATTGCTTTTTTACAGCTTGTTTTTTCATATTCCTTTAATGGTTCTTTTTTTAAGTATTTGCAACAATATGAGCTAATTTTATGAGCGCTCCCACTTAATACGTATTCTCTAGCTTTTTTGCTAATGTTGTGCATACTCTCCTCTCTCGCCAATACTCTATCTAAAGTAGATTTAGCTCTACTTCCACCTTGATAGCGCCTTATATATTCATCTTGTTGCTTACTAAAACAGGGTGATCCATACTTTTCTTTAATTTCAAACGGCTTAAATTTAGGTAACAATATTGTATCTGCATTATCGTACATTCTTTTTCTTATGGCTGTATGTTCCATATATGTATTTACTGCCACAATTTCAATTTGATCATCTTTTAGGTACTCTTTTATAAACCAATATAAGAAATGACTATCTTTGCCACCGCTATAAGATAGATAATATTTTTTTCTATCTAAATATTTAAAACGACTTTCTAAGTCTTTTAAATAGAAGTCAATTTCATCAATTTTAAACATCTCCAATCTCTTATAAAAAAAGTTACATAATCCCTAAGAGTGTCAATTTTTTTGTTAGATAACCTAAATCGTTTAAACTCTATAGCCATCAACACTCTTAGCCGATTATTCATTGTTATTTATTCAAAAAAAGTTACCGTACCCCTGATTTACGTAAAATCACGCTTTCGGGGTACTTTTTTAGGCATCTTCAAAATCATTAAATCCTAATTCTATATACTTATCAGGGTCTATTTTTTTAAGCAGTTTTTCAAATTCCGGCTCACTATATTCATCAATAAAAGGTTTATAAGTTGGCTTCTTTTTCACATAGCCATGAATGAAATAATTATCTTTATTTGTTTTATATACATCAACGTTATACCATTCATAAAAATTCATTTCACCAAAACTTAATATTTTTCTTTTTTGCATGAAACTGTATATTTTTTCAGCTTTTTCAGTATCATACAGCAAATTACTTTTCATCTTTTAATATCTCCATATCATATCCGCTTTTTATAAACTCTTCTGCCAATGAAGAATTGATTCCATTTCCTAATTTTACATAAATCAATTCAATATCATCACCGTTAAAATTCGTTTCTAGAAAGCGATTAATTCTGTCAAGCACCTTAGTTCTAAATTTCTTATTACTCCTTTCAGATGAATACGGCATAGCTTTAAGGGCTGAGCGCGAGCAGTACTCTAATACTTTTCTTTTTATATCTAATTCTGTTTTGATATTATCAACTCTAAAGTAAGTATTATTTTTTGGAATTATTATTAATTCCATATTGTAATTTATAAATGAGTCATAAAATATTCTCATAAGTTTTATTAATAACTCAGGAAAAGCTATTGTAGCTTTATCTAATGCTTGTTCCAACTGTTCGATATATTGTTTTACAAGCTCATATTCATCTTCAAAATAATCTCCAGCATTATCAAACAGTGCTTTCAAATCATGCATTACTTCACATTTGTAAATTGCTTCTTTATTTCCAATCAAATCCACCCCCAGTTCTTTCATTTGTGCTGTTATTGCATTATGTAACTGTGTTGAAACATGATATATATTTGTGCAATATGTTTGTCTATCCAATATAAAATGAATGAATTTTATTTTATTACCATCATCATATTCATAAGCAAATCCTCTGTTATACTTTTTATATTCAAATCCTAATTCCTCAAACATTTCTTTAGCGGTCATTTTTACCTTCCCATGCGTTACTAAAATTGGATTTTTAGGCGTTGCTTCATCAACTTCATTATTAATAAAATCAACAACAAATGTCTCGATTTCTTTATAGCAATCTATTGTTTCTGTTGTACCATCTTTTAGAACTATTTCACTTTTTAAATCCTCAACGCCTAGATCATTAAATAATCGTTTTATTCCAATTAAAGAATGTAATAAACGCTCTTTTTTTGTTAATTTACTCATCTTTATCACTCCCTAAATACGGTTTTGGCAAAGGCATCCATGCAATAATCCTGTATGTATGTTTACTTCTGAACGGATATATCCACTCATAATGATGATCAACGAAAGCTACATTTATATGAGGATTAAGATATTTATCTTCATATGTAATCAGTACTTTCACAAACATTGGTGGCCGTTTCTTTTCAACTGGTATCCATGTTGCTTTATCAACTAATTCTTGCAAAGTATCTATATCATGTTCCATTGCAGTAGCTTTATCTTCTTCATAAAAATCATGTGAAAAATCGTAATCATCATTTAATAACCTATCTAAAGCTTCTTGATATTTATTTTCCATATCTTCTACCCCTGCGAATCAAAGTTTCACACTCTTTAGACAATAGAAAATTCAATGATAAATTAGAATTTTGTGTTATACGGCCATATTCCTTATGAAATGTAATTTTAACAATTCGATAGTCATTGAAAAAATATCTATCGTTTTTGTTTACTTGATTATTAAAGTAAAACAGTTGGAACTTCCTTAAATTAAGTTTTCTTCTAATTAAAAATAAAATCAGTTTATTTAACATTTTCATCATCCCTTTGACATTTTAATTTTTCACTGCATATCTTTAAAGCCAAGAGCGATACCAAATAATTCTGTGATATTCTTTTACCTGCTCTCCACAATTGTGATTCGCATACTTCATCAAACGCTTCTAAATTAGAATTTCTTAAATAACTAATGTATTCAATTTCATCATTTGAATTTTCATATAATTCCATAGAAAATTCTAATAATTCTATTAGATCATCACACTCATTTTCGTAGCAAAAAACAATTATATCAATATAAGGGTTATTTCTTATATCTATTTTTTCTAACAATAAATTTATCTCCGATTCATGATAATCATAACGATCAACTGCCACTTCTTTAATCCAGTCAATAATACCTTCTGTAGCTGCCTCATCATCAAACATGTACACATTATTTTTTGTATCATAGGACATCTTTTCGTTTTGATAACCAAGATTGTTGTACTCTAGATTATACGGACTTCCTAGCCATGTCATTTTATCGAATGAATAAGATCCATAATCACCGTAAATATACATATTAGACCCATTTCTAAACAGACAAACTTTTTGAATTTGACTACCTGGTTTCCTTATTTCCCAAAATGCCTTTTGATCATCAATTATTATTTCTTTTACATCCCAACTATTAAATTTTTTAACATAGTATTCAACGTTATAAATCCTATCTTCTAACTTCATTCACCATCATCCTTTTCTTTTTGTCCTAAATAATCAACAACTAAGATTGTTATTATTGCTTCTACTGAGATGGTTAGAATCACACCTAACCAAAAATCACTTATCATTTATGTACTCCTCCTAGATATATTGCCTGACGGTCTGCCTCAGCATCTTCACGCCCCCAGCAGATATATTTCATAGTGACGTTTGGATCATCATGGTTGTACATCTTCATTAATGTATTTAATTTGCCACCTGCATTTATATACATATATCCGAATGTCTTTCTTAGACTATGTACGCCAAATGTAAAATCAATCCCGACCTCTTCGCCATTTTTTTCAACAATGTTATATGCTCTTTGCCGAGTAATCGGTAAATAATACGGTTTGCCGTTTTGCTTCTTTTTCTGCCCCTTAAAAAGATAATCATAATCACCTAATCCGTTTCTTTCGATATACTCAAGAACATCGTTATGAAGCTGTTTATTCATACGAAAATTTTGCATCTTACCCGTTTTATTTTCTTTTATATGTATATATCCCTTTTTGACATCTAATACTCTCAGCTGTAGCAAATCCTCTGCCCTGAGAGCCGTATTAAATCCAAGCAGACACATCATCCAGTTGCGATCGGCCTGATATTTCTTTATCGGTGTTTTTGCTCTATCTTTTTTTCTAAGCAGGTTACACATAAATTCCTGTAGCTGTCTTGTATCCTTAATTGGAAGTGTCTCATGCTGACCGTCATAACTCTTTACACGTCTTGCCAATTTATCACCCCTTTGGTGCAATATAACCTAAATATTATATTGCATTTATATTTTCTCTCTAATCCCATATGTACCAACGGATTAGAGAGAATTTTTAATAAAAATAGTTTTTATGATTTTCTATCCTCTAAAAATGCTAAGAATCCATAAAAGAAGGCTAACACTAATGCTAATTTAGATTGCGGTTTTATTAAGAACAGCATCAGATAAGTAGCAGCTATTGTTAAAAATATTTTTCTCATTAATTGTTGTTATCCTCCTTCAATCATTTTTCTAATATTTTCAACTGCATCATCTTCAATTGCTTTAATTTCAGTTGTCATTGTCGTAATTTTTTTACTGTGCTTATTTTCAGCGATGTATCCTAAACAAATTAATGTATTAAAGATTTCCTGAGCATAGTCCCTTATTTTCTGCAGTCTTTGTAGATCATTAAATTCTTCATAAGTTATCTTCATTTTGTTTCTATTCTCCATCTCTTGCCCATCTTATCTTAAACATAGGCTTTTTGACCTTTCCGTTGCAGTAGTCCGAAACTGTCTGCCTGCTTATATGAAGGGCTTTTCCTGCTTCTCTAGTACCCTTATAAAAGCATTTATTTTCCATATCATATATAAGTCTCTGCATACGTGTTCTTCCGCCGTACAGTGTACCAAGTTCCTTATTAGACACTGCTTTTAAATTAACTGCTGCATTGTCGCTCTGTACTTTGTTCCGATGAACAATGTTATATCCATCGGGAACCGTACCGATAAACAGCTCATATACAGTTCTTGAAATCGATGTTTCTTTACCGTAGACCTTTACAACCCACAATTCTGAACCTTTCCTGTGACTGACTTTATACGGCTTCAAAAGACGTTCTTTATGCCTGTATATCCGTTTTACACGTCCGTATGATGAAAAATAATAATCTGTACCGCGGTACTGCTTCCACAGCTCTCCCTTAAGATTTTCTATCATTTCATTTTCGCCATCCTTGAAACAATGTCGCTTATGCAAGTCTGTTCTAGAAGCGTTTCATTTTCATAAGAACACGTAATAAACATGCCGATTTTACTCCACTTGATTTTTTCATTTGTTTTACGCGTCTCATGATTCCATACCGATGCCTTCATTTTTATTTCAAAAATAACTATGCATGAACCGTCGTCAAGCGGTCTTGACTTCCTGTATCTGGCAAATTCTGAAACAGTGATAATTTCATAATTGTCTTCATTTTCAATCCATTGTTTTCTTTCACTATTGTTTTTTAACATTTTTTATTCCTCCTATTTTCATGATTTTGGTGCAAATAAAAACAGTACCCTAAAAACACTGTTAAAAACCTATATATTTTTTATTATCCCGACGATAAAATCGAGAATGATACCTGAAGCTCCCGCAACTATAAAACCTACCAAAATAATAATTAAAACGATTGTATAAAAGCCTCTGGCATTAAGCCTGTTAATGTACTTTTCCATTTTCGATATCCTTTATCAGATTATCGATAAGACATGCGCTTACAGCTGCGACTGCGGCGTATACAGAAACTTCAAAGCGGACATATTTTGCAACATCCGGATACGCTTCGATAAGCTCCTCTAAAGTGTTAGAATCGACAACCCGTTTTATTTCATTTAAACGTTCAATAATTTCTTTATTCACCTTTGACACACTCCTTTTTATAGTCTATAATTAACGTGGTTTCATTGATTAGCTGCTACTGGACATAGCAGCTTTTTTCATGTGTTTTTCATGTGCTGTTACTGTTTCAACATAATTACTCATGCGTTCGCCACGATATTCCCTTTGAAAATCTAGGATTTCTTCTTGGCTAAATTTCCAACCTTTTCCTAAAAAAATCGGATTAAGCAAGCCTAAATCAATAAAAATGTTTAGCTGTTTAGTAGAAATTCCTAAATCTGTCTTAACCTGCTCGAATGTAAGCATTGCTGTAGGTCTCATTTATATCACCCTTTTTTTAATTTATTAATCTCATTAATTGTAAAATCACACGTTTTGCGAAATTTATCTTCAATATCCAATAAATGCCTTACCAATAACAAATGTGTTATCAAATAAGAAATGGTCACACTTATTGTTATACTAACTAATATACAATCCATACTATGCCCCCTCATTCACGCTTGAAATTTCTATCTCTAAGTTGTGATCAGGACGCCAACCGCTTAAATATTCTTTTGCCTTTTCGAAGTCTATCTTTAGGGTATCCCTGTAGCTTGGAATCTTGAAATAATCTTTATAATCTCTCCATAACTGACAGAACACTTTATGATGGAGCTCTAAATACGCTTGGCTGTCTTTACCGCCTAAAACTCTAACTGCTGTCGCACTTGCAATTTTTCTTAGCGTGTACTGCTTTCTACTGTCTACAGTAGTTGTGTTTTCTAGATTAGTTACGCGACTGTCGATGTGTTCAACTTTTTCATCAACTTCAACTAATGCCTGATTTTGTAATTTCAACAACTGCATTGCTGACATGCTTTTTGCTTTGAAATAAGTTTCCTCTAATACATCAAACTGCTTCCATGCTTGATCAGTGTCTAAAATTTTGCTGTGGCGGTTTGCCCCACGTTCGGTCCATAAATACATGCTTCTGATTTTTGATTGATTTTGTAAGTGACTATTAGTCACCTGCAAAAATTCTTTAAGCTGTTCGCCTTTTAATAAATAATAGTCACGTCCCTCATTAAAACGTTCTTTATTTCTCTTGAAATTCTGTTTAATATTTTCTGTTGAAGTCTCATAAACTTCTGACAGTTGCTGAGTTGTTAAAACTCTAATTCCTTCATGTTCAATAATTTGTAAATTATTCATAAAATCCTCCTTAGGCTATTTTTTATGTGTTAAAACATATATACATATAAATTCAATAAATACACAGAGCAGTAAAAATAAGATTATCCAGATCATATCAATTACCTAATTTCTTTATCAGCATATACATCAGTAAATCACGATTATCGCATTCTTTAGCCAGTGCAATCATTAGTCTGTATCTGCTTAAATTTGTTCCAATCAAATCATCAAAACCATTTATAAAACCATTTCCAAGATTTAGGCTAAGCATTGTTTTAGCCAGCTTTATTTGACACCAGTTATTACATGAAAGATTAGATTTCATGTAATCATCAAATTCAGCTTCTGTTTCTATAAGTTTATAGTTACCCTTTTCTTTAAATATTTCCTTTGGTGTCTTAACACTAATGACCTCATATTCTAAAATATCTTCTGAATCAATAAACCATCTATCATCATGAAGTTTAAATTCAATAATCTTTTTTGCTTTTCTCTTTTCCTGATTCACTTTACGTTCAACACACTCATCATAAGTGTTAGGAAATTTATCATCACAATATCTAATAATTTTGAAGTTGTCTTTATGATTGGTTTCAATAATTTCATCTTTCTTTACTGTTATTGAAAAACCATACCAACCCGATTTACTATAAATGATGGTGAATTCATCCTGATCAATTAAATCCTTTTGTTTTTTAATCATCTAATGTCCTCCTTTTCATTTTTTTGAATCTGTTTTGAATAAATCATCGATTGATACATCTAAGGCGGAGGCAATCATTGGTATATGTTCTGGTCTAATCAATTGTCGATTACATAACATATTACTAAAATTTCTTTCATTGATTTTGCAACGGTTTGCAACTGCTTTTTGTTTCAATCCTTTTTCATTGATTAATTTTCTAATATTTTTAGAAAGTACAAGTTGTGTATTCAAATTATTACCACCTTCTTTTTTACAAGTTTCTTGTAGACAAATAAAATATATCACACTTTTCTTGTAACTACAATACTTTTTTACAAGATTTTTGTAATTTTTGTATTGAGTTTGTAAGAAACGTTGATATAATGTGTTTATAGGAGGCTATATTATGAGTTTAAATTCACGTATAAAAGAAAGAAGAGAAGAATTAGGGATGACACGAAATGAGCTATCTGAATTAATCGGGGTTACCCCTTCAGCAATCGCAAACTATGAAAACGGGGTTAGTTATCCAAAAGTTGAGTTGCTTTTTAAATTATTTGATGCATTAAAATGTGATGCAAACTATTTGTATCAAGATGATATGCAATCACTAAATGAAGAATTTTCTACTACACTTAAAGAAAAACATATAATAAAACAATACCGCAATCTCGATGTTCATGGTGTTCAAGCTGTTGAATCTATTTTAAATATTGAATATGCAAGATGCGTCGCAGAAACACAGGCTATTTATGAGTCGACAGTATTAAAACCTGCTTACCAGTGCGGTCTAAGCGCAGGTACTGGCTTATATGCCTTTGATGATGTACCAACAGAACAGATAGAAGTTCCAATTGATTTTAAAGACATAGACTTCGTTATAAGCGTTAGTGGTGATTCAATGGAACCGACTTACCGTGGCGGTGATAAAGTAATGATAAAAAAACAGCGCGATATTAAAATTGGCGAAATTGGAGCATTTATGGTTAATGGTGAGGCATATATAAAAGAACTTGGTAACAAATGTTTGATATCTCATAATAAAAAATACGCACCGATCCATTTTAACGAATCAATGCGCATAGATTGTATCGGAAAAGTTATAGGGAAATTATAAACTCCAGAATTAATTATATTTAGATATGAAAAAGATTCAAAAATCATTAAAAGAAAAAAAATCTATTTTATGGATAATCATATTTACATTACTATTACTTTTTATCGGTGCACCCTTATTTAATGCAATTGCAACAAATAAATGGTCCTTTCATTTTATCAATGAGAATAATTATGATGCTTGGATTGGTTATTACGGATCTGTATTAGGCGGCGCTTTAACCCTAGGTGGTGTTTGGTGGACTATTAAAGAACAAGATAATCAGCGAAAAGAAGACAAACGGATTGAATACAAGCCTATTATTCAAATAAAAAATCATTATAAAGATGCCATTATCAATAATAACATACTTACAGTATACTACGAAA